TATTCTAATACATCGGTATAGTTAATTCTTTTTCTTAAACTTGCAAAACAGATTTTCATATATTACCACCAATGTTCCAAAATAAAATATCACCTTCTAATTTTTCTATGTTTTGTTCTAACCACCACCATGCTTTTCTATCCCAAGTTCCGTTGCAAGGAAAAGGCACTTCATAATTCTTCATCATATCTTCAAATAAAAATTTTGTTTTATGCACTTGAATTGAGGAATCTGCCATACCGTAACCTGCAAACTTCTTTTCAATAGTGGATATATTTGAAACTGTAATTACATGGGCTTGTCTATTTGAATTTGAAAATAAATTATTACCTGGATTGAATTGTTTTACAACACCAGAACTTGTTACACCAGACCCTGCTGATATGACAAGATGGTCAATAAATGGATGTTCTTCAAACACATTTCTTGCTCTTGAACTCATACAACTTCTATAATATTGATGGTCAAAAGCATATGGTAACATTTGTATATCTTTTCTTTTTGCATATGATTGAACTTGAGCATATAATATTGCCATCATATTTGGTTTCAATTCATAAAATTCACAACCATTTGCTTTTGCTTTATTCAATATAAACTTTGAATATGATTTTGAAGGTGGATATGCATAGATAAATTTTATACCTCTTTGTTTACAAAGATATGATAGGGCCCAACCAGACCATGAACCATTTACTGCAAGATGTATTAATGGATATTTAGGATTAATATATCTATGTAGTAGTCTATCTATACCTACAAGTTTACCCCACGGTGGTAAAACATTACCATCACCGACCAGGTCATCACGCTTTACTAAAACTTTACGACCTTTGATATTATAGACTTCGGTTGGTGTATCTTTCTTCATATCTTTTATTATATAATCCTATTGTATCAAATTTTTCTCTTTTTAGCAAGCGTCTGATATCATCATTTGCCCATACATCGGCAACTAAATGTATTCGGATATCATCTCCACCATTAATTGCTGTATGTGGTCGTCTTGTATCTAAAAACCAACACTCACCTTTTGCCATATTGTGAATATGTTTTTGACCATTATTATCCCAAGATGTAAATATAACTTTATCATTTGTTTTAAGTGGCATATGAAATCTAACCATTTTCTCATCTGTGGTTCCCCAAGTAGGATCCGTTTGGTCAGTATGTCTTGCTAACTCACCGCCACCTGGTTTTAATGTCATAAATCGAACTCTATCAAAACGACCAGGTAATTGTTCAAGAAAATGTTTTACTAATGGTTCTAGTTTTTTATATAAGTCTGTTTGAACTATCGGTCTATCTTCTTCATTACCTGCCTTCTTATCTACATAGGTACTATCTTCTTCAAACCCTAATAATGATAATGCTTTCCAAGATTGTTTACGATTATAATTACTATTATGATTTGTATATTCTAAATTCATAGTAAGTAGTTTATCAACTAATTCATCTATGATATTATGGTCAAACTCTAATCGTGTTTGGATAATATTAATATTTTCTGTTTCTGGTACTGGTATAAACTTTCTTCCGCCTTTATAATACACACCTACTATATCACTAAAGGTACTTACTTTGGTGCCAATCTTTTTAAACCCAGCATCCTTAACAGCAGTTTTGACTACACCATCTTCTTCAAAAATATGTGCCCACACAGGTTCTTCTATCTTTCTTAAAGTATCTGTCATTGTGCTAATCGGTGTAGTATCATCTGGATCAAAGGTACTTGCAATCTTTGTAATTACTTTTTCACCTTTGTGAACTTCAGCAATTTCTGGTCCTGCACCAAACATTTTTACTTTTGAGGTTGTCTTTGCTGTTCTCATTTCGTAAACTACATGGCCATCTTCATATAGTAAACCTTTTTCTAGTGCTGTCGCCATGCCATTTTTCTTTGCTTGCATAAATGGACTATGGCAATTCTTATTAAAACTTTCAAACTTATCTGTCCACTCTATTAAAGTGTCCAATTCATATCCTTTTTGCCATGCTTTCATTTTATTCTCCTATTTTAAATTCGTAACCTATTGCGATTCCTACATTACCAGATGTTTCATATGCCGGCGCAACAAACCATCCATCTTTAATATATCTTAACATTGGAACAACATCAGCTCCACTATATCCTGTTACTAATCCTACTTCTAAATTTTCTATTTTTTTACCCACATATAAACTAACTTTTTCTTCGCTATTATAATATGCACCTGATATATAATTATCTATTGTACATCTTCCATGCGGATGTACAGAATTATAATCGCCTTCTAATCCTATGTGTAAAGATAATGCAACTAATAATGATAAACAACTCATTTATTCTCCTTCAATTCTCCATTTTTTATTTTTAGGTATCCAACTTACTGGTGGGTCTTGATAATCTTTTTCTTCAAACTGTATCCACATTTGGTCAAAAAACTTATCGTTATCAACTCCAGTAACATGGCTACAAGCATATTGTAATTGTTCTCTATTGTATTCTCTCTTTCTTTGAAAATCATAATAAGGTTTTAAATTACTATATTCTTCTTTACTTATCATCATCTTACAATCTTATATTCCGATTCAGTTTCAATCACAACTCTTGCACCACATCCTAATATCTTTTCACCCTTCTCTCCATATATAACTTTACTTGGTCCCAATATTTCTACCTCGTGGCAGTATGTATTTTCTCTACCCCTTTTAATAGTAATAACTGGATCCAATGTTCCGTGCTTAAGATTACTTCTAATCTTATTTTGATTGACATGGATATAAGTTTTAGTGGATCGTCTTGCCATCTTTCTGCCTCTTTAATATTTTATCTATGTCTTTTTTTGCTTTTTGTTGTGCTCGTTTCCATTTAAAATCAGAAACTAAATCTTTAAAAATATATCCATTCATATGTTCATTTTCGTGCTGAAATATTCTACTAACCATTCCATGTAAATGTTCTTGTACAACTTTTCCTTCTTCATCTTCATATTTAACCTCAACCCATTTAGGTCGTCTAATTGATAAAAAGATAAAAGGAAAGGATAAACATCCTTCTTTCATCATTATGGTTTCTTTACTCATCTCCAATACTTCTGGATTAAAAACATTTCTAACTCTACCAGCGTCTATTTGTGGGTGACCTCCCATTACAAACATACGATACGGTAACCCTACTTGATTACACGCTAATCCTAACCCACCATATTTTTTCATAGTGTCATACATAGAGGTAGCCAATTCTTCTCTATCTTTAAAGTTATTTTCTTTTAATGTATCATCAACAAATGGTGCTATCTTACTTAACAATCTAGGATCATTAGGCGCCACCATTTGTAATATTCTTTTTTCTTCACTCATTATTGTTTCTCCTCTAGCCAATTTGCACCATTTCTTAATATCTCTACATTATCTCTTGCCCTTGCCAACATATTATTACAGTAGGTACATATTATTCCTCTAACTTTATTTGTTTTATGGTCATGGTCAACATTAAACAATTTCCTTTTTGGTCCATCTTGATATGCTCCTGTTTCTTCTAAAATTTCATCTTCGGTAGATTTACAAATGGGACATCTATAATTTTCAGGTATTGGATTATTTTTTAAATAATTTTTAATTAATTCATTACCTGGTTTCCCACATTGTTTGCAAGAATTAAGATATCTTGTACCATTCTTTTTCTTATGCATTGGTGAAAAATATTCATTTGTTAATGGTTTTTCTATTTTACATACAGTACATATTTTAGTTTTTATGTCAATTGTTAAATCGGGAAATAGGTCGTTCATTATTCTGCCATCCTTGTAAAGTTTTTATGTTTCTCAAATTTCATTACTCTAGGAAATTTATCTATAAGGGTATCTCCTTTATGAGATATAACAAAAACATTTTCTTTGCCCATTGTTGTATATAATATTCTCATAAATTCATCGGTACCAGATGAGTCCAACGAACTATCAAATATTTCGTCTAATATGAGTAGATTCGTATTTGTAGAATTTTTTACTTTAGCAATCTCTCGCCAAGTAAAAAGAATAGCTAAATCTATTCTTAATTTCTCACCCTCACTAAAAGAATGATAGTTAAACTCATCACGGTACCTGGACCTAATCGTTTCATTAAACTCCTCGTCAAGAGTAAAATTCACAAAGAAGTCCATATCCGCCAGGTATTTATTAATATACTGGTTCATTATCGGTAGGTATTGTTTGATAATTTTTGTTTTAATTCCAGTATCTTGCATAAGATATCTAGCGGTGTCTATATAAATCTTGTGGTCTTTATCTGCTTTTTTCTTAATATCAGTTTGTATTAGTTGTTCTTGCAACTCATTCAACTCACCTTTTTGTTCAGCAGTTGATATATTTTCATTAACTATATCATCAATCTCTTTATGTAATCTATCTTTTTGTTTTTCTATTTCAGTAATAGATGTTTCATAACGATTAATCAACAACTCTTTTTCTCTAATCACAACCATGGTCTTATTAATATTATCAAGTTTCATTTCGGTAGTTTTAATTTCTTTGTCTATTTGTCCTAATGCTGTATCTAATTCTGTTACTTTTTCTTTTTTATTATCAATCATTGTTGCTTTAAAAGCTTTATCTATTGATTGTTGACAAGTGGGACAATCATTATGTGATTCAAAAAACTTCAAATCTTTTTTATGTTTGTTGCAAGTATTTTCTAACTTTGCTTCCATAGTGTGTAGTTTTTTATGTTTATCATTTATCTTTGTTTCATCTAATATTTGTTTTTGTAATTCTGTTATTTCTCTTTGGACTTTTTCACATTTCTCTACATAGTTTTCTATATCAACATCAGCACCATGTATTTCTGTTCTTTTAGAAGCCGCCAGGTCTTTACTACGATTACTAATATCATCAATATATTTTTTCTTATCATCAATCTTTGTATCTAATATTTGATATTCAAAATCATCTTGTTTAATTTTTTCATCTTGTGCTTTTGCCTTTTCTCTAAACATAATATTCATTTTAGAAAATATTTCTATGTCTAATATTTCTTCAACAACTTGGCGTCTATGTCTTGCTCGTAATTGCATAAATGGAACAAATGAAGCATTACCTAATATTACAACTTGGGTAAATGACCTAAAGTTTAGTTTTAATATTTGTTGTTCTAAATGTTTTTGATAATCTCTTTGAGCGGCGTCTTGATTTAACATATCACCATCGCACCATATCTCAAATGTATTGGGTTTGATACCTCTTATTATCTTATAAGATTTAGTGCCGACAATAAATTCTACTTCTACAATACACTCTTTTTCATTAATTGTATTAATCAATTGGTCTTTCTTAATATTTCTGAAAGGTCTTTGAAACAATCCAAAACACAAAGCGTCTAACATAGTAGATTTACCTGCCCCATTATTACCTATCACTAGGGTTGTTGCTGACGAATCTAAATCAATTTCAATAAATTGTTGACCAGTAGATAGAAAATTCTTATATCTTAATTTCTTAAATAGTATCATTCTGTAATCACATCGGTATCCTGTGCCTCTACATACATTTCTTTAATCATAACTTTTAATTTTTCTTTGTCTAAATCAACTGTTAATTGGTCAACATAGTTATTAACTAGTGTCATTGTGTCTTCCGACCCTTCTGCTATATCATCGCTAACATTTGTATGGGATAAATCAGAATAATCTTCCAGTATCTTTAATTCGTGTACACTTATTTTATTATACATCTTGTCAAGTAATCTATCAAACATTTGATTGTCTTTTTTATTAACCACAATCAACTTAACAAACTTTTGATTGTAGTCTGTTATATCAAACTTATCATAATTTGTTTTAGTGTCATCATACATAAGTTTTGCAAAAATTTTATATGGGTTTGGAATAAACTCTAACTCTCTGGTTGCTGTATCAAATATATGAAACCCCTTTTGGTTACCATAATCTGACCAAGTCATTTCATATTGACTTCCTAAATAAAATACTTGTCCATCATCATTACGGTGATGAAAATGTCCGCTAAATGTTTTTTCAAATCGTGATACAATCTTCTTATCATATCCATGTGTTTGTGTTATAGCGTCCATCATTCTAAATCCGTTCAAGTCTAAATGTCCCATACATATGTCAGAATCTACTGTGTTAAGAATGTGTAAGGAATGTGCTTCATTTTCTGGGTTGATCCAGGGCAACATTAATATTTTTAAACCATCAAACTCTACAACTTTAGGTTCTTCATATATCCACGGTTCGTGTACACCATCAGCTGTTGTACATAATTCTTGTACAGCATTAACTTTATTTGTATTACGGAAATAAATGTCGTGGTTACCTATAAGAATATGAGTATCTATTTTTTCATCCCATAATCTTTGTAAAAACTTGTGTCTAAAGTTATGAGCAATTCTGTAATTAATAAACTTTCGTCTATCAACAATATCACCTAAATGAATAAGTGTCTTTATATTATGTTCCTTTAAATAAGGAAAAAATATATCATTATAAAACTTATAAAAATAGTCATCAAATATAAGACTATCATTTCTGGCACCAAAGTGGGTGTCATTTAACAATGCAATTTTCATACCTACCTATTATATAATTACTTCTTTTTTTCTTTTTTTGGTTCTTCCTCTTGTTTGCTATTTCTTTGTAAGAAATCTAGCATTTGACTTTGATATTGAGTATCATCACCCTTTAGTTGATCCATCATATTTTCAACCCCTATATTTGCAATCATCTTTTGTTTTACTTGCAATTGTTTTTTCTCTTTTTGTATTCGTCTTATAAATGCATAATATATAATCTGTGTAAAATATGCAAATGGATTATTACTCTTTTCTGGATTAAAATTATTCATATACTGCAAACAGTTTTCTATACCATCCGATATCATATCGTCTCGGTAAGTATAGTTAATAAAGTTTGGTCTATATGATAAGTGATTAGCAATCTTTAAAAAACATTCACCTATATAATTGGTTACAGGAGGCTTCTTTCTATTTTTTTCTTCTGCTTTTTTACACTTATCTTGATATTCTATCATCGCTTGTAGAAACTTTTTGTTATCTACATAATGCGGTTTTGGTTTTGTTTTTTTAAGTTCCATATTTCACTCTTTCTGTATATCATTATACACTATTTTTTAAAAAAAATCAAGCGGGTGCTTGACATTTTTGGGAGATTTGATATAATGCCTATGTAGGCGCTTTGAGAGGGAAGAGCTATACCTAATGTAATTTTTTAGATGTAAGTTTATATCCGAAAACATCCTCTTCCTCTTCTTTCAATCTCGTTTCAGCTTCCATTTGTTCTGCAACTTTTAATATGTGATCCATTTCTTGAGGAGATAGGGGAGTCTTGGCTTTTATTTCTGACTTATATTTGTTTAATACAACTTCATAATAATGTGCCAATTCTTTTGCAGCCAACGATATAACCATTATCTTATCTTTAGGAATAGAGAAAGCTTTATCCGATGTAAATGGAATCCAAGGAGCCAATGATGAATCATCCTTTATACCATATTCCGTCATTCGTTGAACGGTTGTTAATTGTAAAGGATTTTCTATCTTTAAAAATTTATCATCAACTGAAATAGTTCCTACTAATAGAGTACCATCTATTAACTTAACCATTCTGTAATCTGTTGGGTGATTTGGTTCATTATTCATATAACTATTTATCTATTCTTTAAGTTGGATATTATGTATTTCATAATCAAACTCCTCTTCGGTATAGATGTTTATCCTTTCTTGAAAATGTTTTAATGTAAAGTTTTCTTTTGTTCTATAAGTTAAATCATCTGCTATATCATATAAAGTAGCATTAACTTTGTTATCTCCTAATCGTAATCCACGACCAATGGATTGTAAATTTCTTATTCTACTTTTGGATGGACTTGCAAAAATAATATTGTGTAAATTTTTAATATTAACACCTGTACTAAATGTTCCATAACTTGCAACAATAATAGCATTCTTTTCTTTCTCTACTATACTTCTTATTGCTTCTCTTTCATCTGCTTCAACACCACCAAATATATAAAATACTTTTCTATTATCAGCTGCCTTTTCTTTTATAATTTTATATAAGTTTTTACCATGTTTTTCTACCAATTGAAATAAACATAATGTATTTCCTTCTAACTTAATTGCTAAATTACGAATAAAGTTTTGCCTAGTCTTACTGCTTACTAGATAATCTATTTCATCTTGATACTTACCCTTTGATACCAGTTTACTATTATCTTCGGTATGTTTTAATATTAAACAACGAACAACTAAATTAGATAATTGTTTTTTATCCATAAGTTTTTTAGTAGATGTAATTTTATTTACAGCGCCGAATAAGCCTTCTAGCACCAATTTGTGGGTTTGGGCACCATCCAAAGTGCCTGTCAATCCTATTCGATACCTACAGCTAGTTAGTTTAGTCATTATTTCGGTAAGTGATTTAGACTTAAATAAATGTGCTTCATCACCAAAGACAACACCAAATTGGTCAAAATATTCTTTCGGTAGTTTATATAAACTTTGCCATGTAGAAATTAAAACTTTTTTATCTGTTTGATTTGAATATCCGCTATATAATCTATGACAATTTTTAGATACATTCCATCCATATGATTTGAAATCGGTATACATTTGTTCTACTAATGATGTTGTAGGAACAATTAATAAACATCTATTATTTTCTTCATCTTTAATTAGATGTGAATAATATCGGATAAGGGAATAGATGATAAATGACTTACCTGAAGCAGTAGGACTCACTAGGAGCGCCCTATTGAACTTTAAACTATGAAATATAGCGTCTATTTGATAATCTCTTGCTTCAAACTTCTGTCCCAAACTGTTCGCAAATTTACTAACAACATCTTTATCTACTTTGTTATTTACCTCAACATCTTTACCACAAACAATATAGTATCCACGCTCTTCGGCAAATGCTTTAATGTATGGAAATAATCCAAAGTATATTTCTTTTGTCTTTTGAGAAAATAATCTTATCTTACCATCCCATATTCGGTTACGAAATGCAGGCATAAATTTATAACCGGGAACATAAAAGGTAAAAAATTCGGAAATCTCTCTTGAAATATTATTGTCGCATTGAATAGTAAGATAGACCTCATTTTGTTTCTCTATGATTAAAGTATCCATGTCATTATACTATATCTCTTTCCTTTTTTCACTTCCTTAACTTCGTGCGGAAACATAAAATTAGAAGGAAAAACAATAGCAGAACCTTGGACCTTTTCTATATATTTATCACCACATAAAACAAAATCACCACCTTCATAATCATCATTTAAAAATATTAAAGATGTAAGATGTGGGTATCCTTGTTTTTGCCCATGGCTGTGATGTATGTTATCTATATGTTCTTTCATAAATCCACCAGCGGTGTAGCGATTTATTCTAAAGTCTGTAAATTCTACTGATTTAATTTTATTATGAAAATGAGTATAATCCTTCAGACAATACTCAAAAGTATTTTTAATATCTTGATAGTGTGAAACAGGTTTACCAATCCAATATTCTTCCATTGAAACTTTAGATGTTCCTGTATTATTATATGAAGTGGAAAATGTAGATTGTTTCCAATCTGCTTGTGTTTCAAAATGTTTTATAACGCTATCACAAAGAGATGGACTCATCGCTTCAGGATAGTAATAGATATAATCAGTAAGTTGCTGATTGGAATTCATGGTGTTCTCCTAATTGTCCTTTGATTTGAATATTCCAAGCAATACTTATTCGTTTAGTATTTGATTTATTTTGCTGAACCCAATGTGGTAACCATGCAGGGAAAAATATTGCTCTATTTTGTTTTGAAGCATAACTTAATAAACTAGAATTTAAAGTATTCTTTTCCTTCTTTCTAGGAACGATAACATCTGCTGCTGGTCTAGGATCGTGAAAAACTATACTAGCATTTTGGTCAGATTGTAAATAATAAGTACCACTTAAAAAATTATTTGAATGTGTGTGGACTGGATGACTTTCATTATTCTTTAAAACATTTGCCCACATATCAGTAATCATTAAATCTTCTACATCATATCCTAGTTTATGACATATCTTTTTACCAGTTTCAATAACTAAATTTGAAAATCTATAAAACTCTTTTTTAGTTTGTAAATCTGCTGATTTTGTTTGCCAGTTTTCATCATAATCTCTATTGGTCCATAAACCACTAATATATTTTTTCATAGCATTTATATCTGCTTCTCCTTGAGACCCCGCTGATGTTTTTGGTATAAATTCATCTAGTAAAAATATGTTAGTAGGAAATATTTGCTGATGTTCCATTATATTGCTCCACTAGTAAATTTTTTCCATTCAATAGCGTTCTTAATTAAAAATGTTCGATTGTTTATACTTCGCAATACCTGTTCAAGATAAGTAACTACTTGTTTTAGATATGCTGTCTTTTGGTCTGCTCGTTGTAATTCGTCATCTGAATCCATGTAGATATGGACATCTGCTTTTAATACTTTAAGGTCAAATGGTTTTTCTTTATATACAGATTCATCTGCTTTTCCTGTATAGTATTCCCACTTTTCTCTTATAAGTGCTTTATGGTCTTGTTCTGCTTTCTTCAATAGTAAAGAAAACTTATTAAAGTGTTGTAAATATTTGTTATGGAGTAAAGGTATCTTAATTGATTCAGCGTCTAATTCTGTATCATCAAGTTTAAAATCTTTATCAACCAATTCTTGTAATTCTTCTAATGTCATAATAAAACCATTATATCACCTTTTCGGTGTTTTGTCAAGGATTAAGTAGTAGAAATTTGGACTATATTATAATTCATATATGTAAAACTTACGGCTGCTTGTAAGTAATCCACATCAGAAGCTTTAACATCATACGACAAAGATCCAAGACTTGTCGGATACAAATTTTGGAATCGTATTTCTGTTTTAGCAATATTTTTACTATTTAAAACTGTAAGTGTAGCGTCTGAATATATACCTCCTTCAGCGAGAGGTCTTGGTGTACTTGTTCCGGTTGCTGCTGTACTTCTTGTTGAACCTGGAAATCTATCAGCACTTGTTGCTTGTAAATCTCTAAACTGGTTATGATTACTAGGAAATCCTAGACCAAGTAACCAATCGTGTATCTCTTTATAATTGTTTAAATTCTCATCAACAAGAAATGTAATACTCAAATCTTGATATGTAATCTTATCACCAGGGATAGGAACATCATATAAAGATGTTGGTTGTGTTGCTGAACCCAAAGAAATACCAGGAATATTTGCCGATTGGCAAAAAAATTCTACTTCAGGTAATTTCGTACATTTAAACCTAAACTGAACTGGACTTGCATAATCCATTTTGTCAGGTTGTCTTGTATATACATTTGTTTCTGTCATACTACTATTTATAAGAGAATTTAAAGCAAAAAAAAGGGGGACAAAAGCCCCCCTCTAATCTCTAC